GTTGCGGAATTCAATAGGGACATTGCAAACAGAATACATGGCAGAATCTTGAGATTTATCTTAAGGATTTACTATGGTTCCTTCTCCATTGCTGTCCAAGACCCTGAATTCCACTATGATATGACACCAGAGGTACATCAGGTCAAAAAGTTCGTGTCCTCATTAGAGGAATTTTATTGGACCAAGTTTTATCTTGGCAATAAGTTGATCAAAATCAGACATGTTGAATGGACTGCTGGCCCTGGTGACAGAATGTTCAACACTACTGTTGTTGACCCAATCTCTGAATCTGAGAAATACAAGTTCAGAATAGTTAGATTCACTACCAAATGTGGTGTCTTTGATGGTTTGGTCCACAAACAATTGTTTGAGTATTGTAAGATACATGGTTTTAGTTCTTTCGACTTTAAGACTAGCATGAAGAAGATGGCGTGCATTTCTTATAGATTAGAAATCCCTTATGAATACTTGAATATTGTATTTATGACAACACACATGATGGTCGCACCAACAATGGATTTTCAGGAGAGCATGGTCTCCTACAGAATCCTTGGTTAAGTGGCTATCTTGTTGGGGAAGATTTTGATGTGAAACTCAATGCTATTTCAGAGCAAGAGGAACCTGTCCGCATCAAGATTCAGAAAATGAGAGAGAGGGTTTATATAGGGAGATCTTTAGGCTTCCATGTTGAAGGTGCTGCCCCTTTGGGACCTTCAATTAAGGATCAGAAAAATGCAATATTGGGAATTCAGCACAGAATTAAGCGTGCGACACCAAAATTATCTAAGAAAATGCTTAGAGAATTTAGGACTGTTGTCAGGATGTTCTGTAAGAGACACTTTGTGCCTTTAGAAGCTGATGTAGACCTCAGCATTGAAACATGGTTGGCTGGCTCTAATTATAACGAAAGGAGGAAGGAACAATTGAGAAATTGCTATGAGAGAGACCTTAAGAATAGTGATTTCAGGAACAAGCGACATACCAAGTGCGAGTTCTATCCTGAACCGAAACATGCTAGATCCATTTTGTCAAGAATGGATAGATATAAGTGTGAAGTAGGGCCTCTTTTCAAACAAATCGAAGAAGAAATATATAAACATCCTGCTTTTATAAAAACTGTACCCACATTAGATAGGCCCAGGTATATGTTTGATATGATGCACCGGCCTGGGTGCAAATACATGGCAACAGACCATACTAGCTTTGAAGCACACATTAAGTCTGAAATTATGAAAGTGTGTGAAATAAATTTATATTCTTATATGTGCAAAAACATAGATAGGAAATACATTTCTCACATACGTAGGGCGCTTCTTGAGAAACAGAGTTGTTTTCAGGAGGACTTGGAATTTAATTGTGATGCAAGAATGTCTGGAGATATGAACACATCATTAGGTAATGGATTTACTAATTTGATGATTATGGAGTATCTTAGGATTAAGAAAGGCTGGAGTGAACTCGTTGGTGTAGTTGAAGGAGATGACGGTTTATTCCTTGTTAGTGGGCAAGAGATGACTGTTGATGACTTTGACAGTATTGGGTTCTGTATTAAACAGACCATTCATGAATCAGTTGGTGAGGCTGGTTTCTGTAAATTGTACAATGATGGAGAGACATTTGACAATTTATTAGATCCCAAGTCTGCTCTGCTGGCTTGTGGGTGGAGTAGGTCCCGTTCCATTGTCGGTGGTAAAAAGAAATTAATTCAGTTGGCTAAGTCGAAGGCTTACTCCTTACTGGCTGAAGGTCCGTCAAACCCCATCACTAGATCAATGGCACTGTGGGTCCTGAGATGCACTGAAAGCGTTAGGTTTCCAAAAATTAGTTCTACAGATAGTCCCTGG